ATAAGTTTGGATAATCTCTATCGATTATCTGTTGGATTGTTGCCCAACCAATATTATTATTTTCTACTATAAGTAGTGCGTCATTATATTCTGTTGCTACACTTACCAACATATTACCAAAATCTTTTGTATTGATACGACCTCTGTATTCTGCTACCTGAGTTAAACTTTCTAACTCAATAACGTGAAAAGCGGAATAGTCTGTTCCATCTCCTCTACTAACATCAGCACATACAATATAATCTTTGTTATAGTTTGGTGGTTCCCAAACCCACATATTTCCATCAATACCTCTTTTTTCTACTGGGTCTTTACATTGTTCTTTTCTTAGTTTTTCTAATAAAACCGCATCAATTACACCAGTACCAGAAGTCAAGAAGTCACAATCACACTCTTGTGCTGCTCCACTTGGGCCAAGTAATGTGTCTTGTTCTTTTCTCCAATCATCATTTCGTTCTGGGTGAACCGTCCAATGTAGTTTAATTGGATTAAACATACCACGACCCTCTTCGGCATCTACCCAAGTTTTATGAAACCAATTACCTACACCATTTGGTGTTGATAGTGCAATACATTGTCCACCTGTGGTTAAAGTTGCCTGTGATGCTGTCCATATTTGGTCAATTTTATCAATGAATGCTGCCTCATCTAATATCAACAATGACAATGCCTCAGAACGAGCAGCTTCTGGGCCACTTGATACTGCTTTTATCTGAGAACCATTCATATATCGTAAATTTAATTTATTATCTTCAACACAAGGTTGTTTTAACCAACTTGGTAAGTTTGCGTGCATAACACGAACTTTCGTAACCAAGTTTTTTGCAACATCTTGTTTCGTTGCAATAACCAATATATTTTTATCTTTATGAAAAGTCATCATCCATAACGCATAACCTGCCGTCAATGTGGAAATACCCAACTGACGAGCTTTCAAAATAACATTCATTCTTTCACTTTGAAATTCAGAAACTGTCTTTTCTTGAAACTTATACAAATCAAAAGGTATTTTACCTTTGATAGGATGCTGTATCATACAATACTTTTTCATAAAATATGCTGGGTCAGTAGCACATTGAATATATTGTTGTTTGATTACTTCTTTAATTTGTTCTGCCATTAGTCTACTATTTGACCTGCTAACTTAACTGATGTAGCAGTCAACGCTACTCCAAATGTAAAGTATAACCATTTGTTTTCATACCATTTAGGTCTAACAAGTTTTACTTTTTGTTCAAGTAGTTTGTTGGTGTCTTTTAGTAAACCAATTTGGGTAGTTTTATTCGCAATCAACATAGAGTCTATGTATGAATTTTCCTCATAAAGTTTGATTTGTTCTTCTAAATCCATTACCAACGAAACATTTAAACTATCTTTTAATTGTAGTTCTTTGATTTCATTAGTAAATCCTAATACTTCTTCTTCTGTAAAAGTATAGGTTTTAGGTTCATCAACCACTTCTTGAGAGAATAAAGCTCCCATTAATAATATGTAAATAAAATATCTCATATATATAAATATATAGTTTATTTACTAAACTTCTTTAAAAATTTCACTGCTTCATCAGCATCGTCTGTTTTTACTGCTTCTGATGCTTTTTCTAATTGTTTTTTAGTAGTAGTGACTTTTCTTTTTAATTTAGCTACTTCTTTTTTATTTACTTTTTTCTTTGACTCAAGAACTTCAACTTCTTTTTCAAGTTCTTTAACTTCTTGGTCTTTTACTTTAATTGCTTTATCTAATTCTTTAACTTCTTGTTTTTTATTTCCGCCAAAGAATAGGTTTAATATCGCTTGTATGATATTCATTATTTCGCTCCTTGTAGTTCATTTTCTGCGTCTTCCACGAGTTGTCTTTTTTCTCGTATGAAATCTCTTGCTTCTTTAATGGTTTTTTCAAATTCTTCTCTACCCATCTCCCATTTTTCTTTTTCAAGTTCTGGGGTGTTTACACCAACTTGATTAAAGAATTCTCTTTTACCATCTGTTTTTTCAAAGTCATCAATACTTTGTTCTAAGTCTTTTAGGTATGCTTTTTGATTTTCCAACATCTTGGTTTTTGCATATTCCTCATATGTTCCTTCAAGTCTTAATTTATGTTCTAACTCTATTTGACAATCAAAACAATGTCCTTGTGTTCTCCAAAACTTATTATCAAGTTTCTTCTTCATTGCTTTATCACACTTAGGACAAAACCAAGGCATTCTTACTGATGCCATTACATCTGTTAATTCTGATTGACGAGTTTCTCCACCACGATTTTCTTTCTTACCCTCGTAACCTACTTGTGTGTAATCTTTTTCATAGGTTTTACCAGACATTAAGTCTGATAATGCTTTATTCTGTCTTTTACTTTCTTTTGAATAACCTGCCATTTTTTCTCCTAAAATCTTAAACTACCGAGTATTTGATTGATTGGTGCGAATGCTCCTGTGAACTTGTATAAATTACCTTTATACTTAAACACCAATCCCTCACTCGGAACGATTGCTGATGTTCCCCCGATAGCGTCAAATTTTTCTAATTGTACTCTTAATTTATCTAATGTCTCCACATTCTCACCTTTTTGTAATTGAACTAATGCAGTCAACATATCTTGTCTGATTTTTGATACTGCTTGTTTAGGTGATACTGCTAAAAATCCTGTTGCATTTTTCAATATTTCTGCTCCGACTTGAAAGAACAATATTTCAAATGGTTTTATATTGTCTTTAAACATTTTTGAATGATTTAGTTTGTCTGTATCTAATATCCAATTTAAAAATTCTGGTCTGTCTTTGAAGTCTTTTCTCATTTGTGGAATTTTGTAAGACTTATCAAAGTATGCCCAACGATTTGTCAAGTTTACCAATTCATTTGGTTTTAACGAAACTTTAAATTGTTTTGCCGCATTAAAAATATATTCTCTCCAAAACGATTCGTGATACTGACCTAATCTATCAGTATCTTTTAATCCATATTGTGATTGTAGTTTTTTCAATTTGTTCAAGTATAAGTTTTTCTTTTTACCAAAGTCTTGAACTTTATCTAATTTTAAAAAGTTTGGCTTACCAATTTTAAATGTTTTTTGTATGTTTTGATTTATTTGTTGTATCATACCTTGTAACATACGAGCAGATTCTTTTGAGTATCCTATTTGTCTACCGGTGTTATCATATTCTAATGTTCCGTGAAATACTATTTCTGCTATATCGTAATCAATCACATTTGCTGTTTGTGGATATATAACCTCTAAATTCATCCATTTGGTTCCATTACCAAATATTTTTGTTTTTTGTGCATTTGATAACTTACCAATTGCCTTTTCTAAATCTCTCATCGCACCTACGAATGCTTTTTTAATTTCACCTCTACCACTAAACATATTAGCGATACCTGCGGTGGTTGGTGCAGTTTTACCACCATTTTTCAGATGACCTTTGTTTCGGGCTGCTTTTAACTTTCCGTCTACCCAACTTACCATTAGGTTTTGTCCGTCAAGTTTTTCAGAAACTCTATCTTCACGATTTAACTTTCCTTCTAACCCATTAATAATTATGTTCTTTAAATCTGAAAACGTCAAATTATTATCATCAAATGGATGATTCATATGTCCGTATGCTCCACCCTCAATCAACAAGTCAACATCTTTCATAAATGCTTCTTGAACTTTCTTAATATGGTCAACACCCTTGAATACATCTGATTTTTTCAGTATTGGTGATTCTTTCATCTTGGTAAATGATTCTTCTCCAAAGTATTTAATAATTTCAAATCCAAGACCACCTAATGTTTTTCTCATTCGTTCTTTATATCGTGGAAATGGATTATCTACTGATTGAGTATTTTTTCTGTTTTGGTTAATAGTTCTACCTGGTGTTACAGTTTGAGTACGGTCTTTTTCATATTCATCTGCCATAATGGTAAACATCATATCTTCTGAATCTCTTACTGGGAAATCAATCAATTCATACCCAATAACTTCTGCGTGTTCTGGTGATATTCTGTAATAATCATCTAATGAACCAAAGAAATCATACATACCTTCATCTGACATTATTGCTGCATTAAATGTGTTTCCAAAAGCACTTGCTTCTTTCATTAATTTTTTTACTTGTGGTTGTTGAAAAAACTCAAACAACTTTTTAAATCTGGAAGTCATCATTTCATATGTAGACTTATCAAAGTATCCAAATGTTTTTTTGAATATTTGTTCTCTTTTTTTATCATCTATTTTAGGACTACCTAATAGATTACGGATTTCTGTTCCACTTGATATACCACTAACTTTAACGTGTGGTGCTTCATAAATGTATCCGTGTTCTTCAAATCCTTTTAAATCATTAATGTTTTTCTTAAAGTCTTGATAGTAAGTTTTACCACCTGATTTCTTGGTTCCACCTTTTAGTCTACCAGCATCTTTAGCACCAAACACATAAACTACTGCTGTGGTGTCTTTGTTGAATTTCTTCAATAAGTTGTTTGCTACATAAGGAACTTTTTCTTTTACGATACGATTTTTTGGTATTCCCATTTTAACCATATGTTTAACTTTTTCATTAAAGTTCATTGGGTGTCTTGGTGGTCTTTGTATATCTGATGTTGTGATATAAGCTTCTCCAAACTTACTTTTTAATGCTTCGAATACTTTTTTGTGGTGTGGGCCAAATGGTTGAAATCTACCTGGATATATTGCGATTACTTTTTTAATCTGTTTTTGTTCATTTATTTTTTTATATCCACTACCATAAGGAACTGATGTGTTTCCTTTCTTTTTCATTTTCTTAACCATTTTACGACTTGGTGAAGGAACATCTCCTGCTCCTAATCCAAAGAATGATTCGTTTTTCTTTTTGGTTTTCTTTTTCATTTGGTTGATATAACTACGATAAACACCTGCTTGAGCTGTTTTACCCATTTCTCTTGCTCGTTGTTCCATAGCAACTGCTGCTTGAATTTTGTGAGCGTGAGATTTACCACTACCTTTAATCTTACTAACTGATTTTTTTGCGTCATCTACGGTTGCAAACTTTAATCCTTTGATTGTTCCTTTTGGATTTTCATCTGTGTATAAATCACTATGACTTGATGAACCACGATGTTGTCCTTTTTTTCTTGGAATTCTTTTTGCTTCATTAATGATACCACCTCGTTGGTTGTACCATTTTCTAAATTGTGCTGGTGAACCTACGGTAACTGTACCTTTTGCAATTTTTTCTACTTCATCTCGTATACTACTATATTGACCTA